ATGAGGACTGATTTATCAGCACCTCAACCAGTAAGTCAAGCGGTTTTAGATGCTAGAAAGAAAACAGCATCAATGGTCAAGCAGTACAATGCTATGAATCTTTTTATGGGTGCTATGGGAAAAACAACTTCAGCACCTATGTCTATGCCTACATATGACGATGGCTTTACTTCATCTCAAAGAACTGCGGCTAATACTGCGGCTAATGAAGCCACTATGACAGAGTTTATGCGATCCCTTGAAAAAATGCAGGAGCAGTTAGGCAGACCTATTGAAGAGTCTGAAATTCCTGCTATTGCTAAAGCATTTAATATTGGCCCTAAAGGATTGGCTCAGATAAAGGCTTATTTTCCTTACATTGGTATTACTTCAGCAGAGAAGAGAGCCAGAGCAGGAGAAGAAAGATCAATAGAATCTGCACAAAGAGCGGTATCCGCAGAGGAAAGGGCGGTATCCGCAGAAAAAAGGTCTGTGAAAAAGTTTACTCAAGAACAAGAAGAGAAAAGTGCCAAGCAAAAAGAAGACGAAAGGTATGATCTACTTGTCAGTGAAGCATCCAGAAAATTAAGAGGGGTGCAGGATGGTGAAGGATTTACTGATGACAATGGCGCTCAAGTTATGCCTATACCTCCGGGATTAACTTTTGCCTCGCAACAAGAAATTTTAAATCGAGGGATGAAACAAGCGGAGATGTTGGGGCTTGACCCAGACGAGTTTGCTGAAAGATTTAATAAACTTATTATTAAAGCGCCCACAACCAAACAGGTTCTTGATACCCAAACAGGCAAGATGGTGTTTAGGTCTGATAGAGAAATTTCTAATGCTCCAGATAGATATACACCGCTCCAAACTGACAAAGGTAAACTATCTACCACTACTGAACTTTCCGCTATTATGGCATTAAGTAAATTAGAAAATGTAAATCAGTCTGATGGCTTGAAGGCTTTGCAACTTATGGAAGAACTTGGGCCTCTTGGCGCGATGCAACAGTATCCTGCCCTGCGTCCAATCATACAACAGATCGCTATAGAGATGAAACAGAATCAAGACTTTTTTATGCAGATGTTTGGACAGTCAATGCAGAACTCCGCAGGATCAAGCGATATGGAGTTTGAGTAACATGGAAGAAATTGAAGTCACATTTGAAGATCGGAAAAGAACTGTAAAGGTTCCTGATAACTTTGACAAAACAAATCCAAGGCACCAAGAGCAACTAAAGCAACACTTTTGGAAACAAGACTCTAAGAATAAGTCTGGCCCTTTGGGTGAGGTTCTTGATGTAATGCTTGAGGGCGTTAGAGCGGGAACACTAGACCCAATAGGCAGTGCATTTAATATTGCCGAAGAACAAAGAGTGGCAGGTCAGAGGGCTATGAAGGATGCTATGTCTAAATTCAAGGCAGGGCAAATGTCATCTGCCGCTTTTAATTCGGTAGTGGGTTCTATGCAATGGTTGTTTTCTCCTCTTACTGGATTTAGTAGAGCCTTTGCAGGTGACCCAGTAGAGTCGGGAACAGGTATGGCACTTGAAGCCGCAGGAGTTGATCCTGAGATTGGTGTTCGTGATATCCCAGTAGTAGGTGAAGACCTTGCCGATTGGGGGGGCGATTACTCTTTAAAGAAATTCCTTGGCGACACTGCTTCTTTAGGTGTAGAGATGGTACAACCGGGAAGCATTGTTAAACAACTTAGAGATGTACCAGAACATATAAGAAAATTTAACGAGCAACCTTCAGCGGCGGCTAGAGAAGTTAGCGAATTGAGAGAAAAATATCCCGCTGTTATAGAAGATGCTACTGATGATGTGTTAGAGGCAAGCGGAGAAACCGCAGAAATTTTACCAGATGCAGATAAGGCTTTTGTAGATCGCGCTTCTGTCCCTCTTACTAGAGATGTTGTTACTAATCCAACATTCTTACAAAAGGTCAACGCTATTAGGGATGCGGCGGGAGATGACAAACAACGTCTGTATAAAGACGTTGGCGATGTAATGTACGATGCTATTAGGTCAGGAGAGGTTCCCCTGTCTAGTATTTCAAGGCTCACAAAAGACTTAGATATGGAGCCTGATGAATTTGTCAAGGCGTGGACAACCTCTATTAGAGAAGCAGGTCAAAGCCTTAACGTATTATCTCAAGCCGCTAAACAGATGTCGCGTGATCCCTCTTTACCAGATGGGATGAGAAGACAGTTGGATGAAATGGCTCAACAGATAGCCAAAGATAAATCCATTACAGGGGTAGATAAGTTCTTTAATGTTTTGCGTAGTGTAGAAAATTTTCGCAGAGGTATGATGGTATCTCAGTTAAAGACTGCTGTGCGTAACGCTGGCTCTGCTGTGGGTAGAATTACTATGGCATCATTTGATGATGCGGCTCAGTCCATACTTGGTGGTGGTGGAATGAAAGAAATGTGGAACTCTATTCGTTCAGACTTTGGCGCATTACCGGGGATTAGAAATAAAGAATTGTTAAACCAAGTTCTTGATGGAAACCCGCTTACAAAAGATCAACTGCTTTATACTTCAGTTAACGAGGCAACTTTACTAAATAAAGTTAGTCGCGCCGTTAATACCATGAACGTGTATCAGGAAAGGGCGTTCAGAAAGTATGCGTTTCAAGCAAAGTTAGAAAAGTTGGCTAGGGATTCTGGTGCTAAATTAGAGAATATGAATCCTGAAAAAATACCAGATGTGTGGTTAGAAACAGCAACTAAACACGCATTGGACATGACGTTTGCGGCATCTGGTGGTAAGATGGCTAAGAAAGCAGTAAAAATGTATGATGATTTTCCTATCTTGTACACCATTTCTAATCCATTTCCAAGATTTGTATTTGGAAACTCTATCCCATTCTTAATAGAACATTCTCCCTACGGATTAATGAAAGCCTTATCTCCTAGCGTAGTCAATGACTTAGCCAAAGGAAACTCTAAAGAGTTTGCCAAGGCCGCATCAAGGGGTTTAATAGGAAGCACTATGCTTGCATCGGCAATGGACTTGCGTGACAAAGCAGGTGGTGAGAAGTGGTATGAACTTGTTATAGAAAATGAGGATGGGACTACCACTAATATAGATACTAGACCTTATGCCCCAATGTCTTTATACTTATTTATGGCTCAAGTTATTGATGATGCAAAAAATCCAGACAAGATATCTACCTTGACTGCGGGAGACTTTACTGATGTTGCTCTTGGTTTAAACAGGGTTGGTGGAACTGGTCTTGTACTTGGTGATATTATTAGATCAGGGGATGTTAAAAGCGTTAAGGAAACTTTATCTAAGTTTGGCGGAGATTGGTTAGGCGCATTTACAACTCCAGTTGCACAGGTTAAAGACGTTGCTCAAGCAATCAGCGGCAATACTGTAGCGCGAGATACTAGCGGAGATACAGTCGCAGAGAAACTTTTAAACCCCACCCTTAGAAATATTCCTTCTATACCGTTTTTGGGTCTGGAAGGAGAAGCAATGCTCCCACCAAGACGCTCCCCGCTAAAGCCCGGAGTTATAGAGCAAGAGCCTATTGGCCCATTACCCGGAGGCATAGCCTCTCAGGTTACTGGTGCTAATCTACAGGTCAAAACTCCAGTACAGAGAGAAGTTGATAGATTGGATGTAAACTATTCTATCTGGAATCCACGCACTGGAAACAAAGAGATGGACAGGAGGCAGACTGCCATCATGGGTGAGTACGCTCCTCAGATTGAAGGTTTTATCATGTCTGATATGTATCAGAATATGGATGATGCAAGGAAGAAAGTTGCGCTTGAGGAAGTATTAAAAAGGTTTAAATCTATATCCCTTGATCGACTTAAAGGCGCTATGGCTCAGGATGATCCAGAACTTTTGAAGAAGTACATGATGGAACAAAAAACCACAAAAAGTCAAGAAAGATTGCTACAACAAATGGGTGTTATGCCATGAAAATATTAAATGCTTTTATTGTTTCTGTTATTGCATACTGTGTACTGGTTGCTATTCTTATGACACCTGTATTGGTTAAGGCGCAAGATCAAATGCCTGAAGGTATGTACGAAAAGCAAATCAAGATGAGCCTTGGCTGTACTGAGGGATTCATGGCTATGATAGATATACTTCGAGATAACTATCAAGAAGTGCCAGTAGTTATGAGCCATCTGGATATGACCACAACTTTTGTTTTGTTTGTTAACGAAAGTAAAACTACATCTACATTAGTTATTACTAAAAACTTGAAGGACAAAGAAGAGGCTTGCATTGTGTGGGCGGGACAATCTAACGGTACATCTTTAAGTATTAATCCTAATCCTATATTTCCAGTGGAGACGTAATGACAATACCACCATACTTAATCAGTGCTATTATATTTTTGATAGCCCAAACAACTACCGCTGTGTGGTGGGCCAGTAGTATATCAAGCGATGTTGATATGCTTAAACGTGACAGGGATGATATGGCTATGATTATAGATAACTTAGATGTTTTATCTTACAGACTTGAAACGCTAGAGAAAATGTTACAACGAGTGCTAGGCCCAGAGGCTAGATAATGGCAACAAAGAAAGACTCAAGGCTTGCAAGGGTAGGAGTGTCTGGATTTAACAAACCTAAACGTACACCTAGTCACGCTACTAAGTCACACGTTGTAGTTGCGAAAGGAAGCGGTTGTGAAAATGGTAAGGTAATAAGGTTTGGTCAACAAGGTGTATCTGGGGCAGGAAAAAATCCATCAAGCGCAAAAGAAAAAGCGCGTAGAAAATCATTTAAAGCAAGACACGCTAAGAATATTTCTAAGGGAGTTTGTTCTGCGGCATACTGGGCTAACAAAGTTAAATGGTAATGATATGAAAGTTAAAGCGCCAAAAGGATTTCATTGGATGAAAAGTGGTAGCAGTTATACCTTGATGAAAAATCCATCAGAAGGTTACAAGCCTCACAAGGGAGCCTCTGAGTCTGCAAATTTTAAAGTACAGAAAACTCACAAAAAATAAGGAGACAATAATGAAACGTAAAAAAGGCGGCAAACGTCCACCACCTAGATATTAATGAAACACTTAAAGGAAAACAATGAATCGTATCTGCAACACCTACGAAAAGCAATGTCTATATCTGGCCTTATGTTGGTTGGGAGCGCTACTGCTTTCGTTCACAGCATTGCACCACCTTTGGTAACCAAAACTACCAGCGATATACTTAAAAAAATAAACAAAAAACTGGAGGCAAATGAAATCAATTGACTGTAACACCCCAAGCGCAAAAACAACTAGACAAAGTTTTAAGTTCTGGAGAATCCTTAGAGATAGGTTTAAAAGGTGGAGGATGCAACGGCCTGATGATTACTTTAGAGAAGACCCAATCAACAGGTACAACAGAGTTGAGCATTGGAAAGAATACCGTCTTCGCAGACAAAACAACCCAGACTTATTTACAAGGTGGCAATCTTGATTACGAAAATAAAGGATTTTCTCAAAGATTTGTGGTTAACCCAAGTGAAAGTACAAGAAGATGCGGATGCGGTGACAGCATTGCTCTTCCATCGATGCAATAATTTTATAATATTTAGGAGGTAATTTATGTGGGACAGCATAAAGAGAGGATGGAACCAGTTAGATCGAAAGGTAAAAATAGTAATTATAGTAGTAGGGGTATTTGCTATTATGTCCGCAATTTGGGGATCGCCTGCGCCATCTGTGCCAGTACAGTAGGTTGTCAAGCACTAAAGGAGTCAACGATAGTAGCAACAGGAGCGGGAACGGGTGCGGTTGTTGGGACTGTGATCAGTGGGGGTGTCGGTGCGCCGATACTGGGAGCCATGACGGGTGCCTTTGCGACAGATGTAATGACGGAGGTTTTGACAACAGGCCAAAAGCCTCAGACTATTATCAAGGCGCCTGATAACTTTTTTACATTACTACATAAAATAGTGGAGATAGGCGGATGGACTTTAATGTTAATCTTCGTAGCACCAATGATTCTGGGGTGGATACTACCAAGCCCAACGAAACTGAACAGAAAGAATTAGTAATAGTAGAGTGGCGTGACATTATAGCAACATCAGGGTGGGAGCAAGAACCAACTTGCCCCACCTTTTTTAATGTTGGTTGGTTAGTCAGGGAGGATAAGGATGTTATTGTTCTAGCAACCACCAAAGACCTTGATGACTTTACAGGAGAGTCATCTGATCCTCCTCCTGTTTACTATGGGTTTCATTCTTTTCCTCGTGGAGCCGTTGTTTCTGTTCGGCCTGTTTTATCTTAGCGTAAGTGTCTAGATGTATGCCTTCGTTACGAAAGAACACCTGCTCCCAAGTTCTCCATTTGTTATCTCTACACTGAACTGTTTCGTGTTGATGAACCCAACACCATCTGGCAAAGTAATACCTTCTATCCTCTGCCCATTTTTCTTCTTGCTCTTTAGACGGGTTTAGCATTTTTAGGGTACGGTGAAACTTTATATCTTAATGCTTGCCTTGCTAACTTCTTAAATCTTTTGTCGCCAACAAAATGTACATAGCGATGCTTGATTGATCTAAGTCTGTATCCAACATCATCACCATGCTCCTCCTCCATTTGCTTGTAAGTCTTACCTCTAAATGTAGTGTGATGTAGGTGCGGTCTTGACTTTAAATATATTTCTTTTATAGGTTTTGTTTGACCAGTATAGGTAAAATTAGTTGCTTGATAGACTATGCCTAAGTGATCCTGCGCTCCGTCTGCATAACTTACTACAATCTTATTGCCTAACTTCTTAAGGGTTTGCCCTACTAACTGGGATGCCTCGTTTTTTCTATTGTACTTTAGAACTAATCTATTTAATTCTATAACATCTTTCTTAAACTCTTCGCCGCATACACCCTTGAGCAATGTATGTGATGGCGGTATACCGTAAGTACATACTCCAACTAACTCTCCATCCTTAAACATACCAAAAGACTTTTGTATTGACGGCATCCTATGGGCATAATGAACGTCAAGTATTAAAGGCTTAGTGTCTTGATAGTTAATCTGTTCAATTGTGTAGCCTGATTCCATCAGTGCTGACTGTTCCGCAGGAATAATCTCGAAGATATTGTGTTGGTATTTTTGCAAACAAATCATCTCTCCCATTCCTTGTTTTAAGTTTAAAGAAGTCATCCTCATCTACACTGCATTTTAACTTAAGATCATCGTAAATGTCAACTGGATTTACTAAAATAAAATCATCGTCAGTTTCAAATGCAATCATCCTGTCAACCTTTGTTGGCACACCCCACCCAATATTACCTGCTACATTTTTAAACTCGTAATAGTGTATTGTACAATCAACATTTGCATCTTTTCTATTATTTTTTTTCTTACCTTTTACGTCAATCTTTCCTTCCTTGCAAAGTATATCCCAGTGTTCATTTCTATCTTCTGATCTTGTTGCTCGTCTGATAAAAGAATTCCCAATCATTTCTATGAATTTGTCTTCAGTAATAAGACCTTTCTCATAAAAACTTTGCCATTTATTTTTCATTTATCCAATCCTGTATCCTGTCATTTAAATCCTCCTTAGTTTTAACGAACACATTATCAACGTGCATATAAGTTTGTTCATCAGTGCTTGCTAGAAAGTGCCACCCTTTTACAGTGTTTGATCTTTCTACCCTGTACTTTCCTACCCTTCCCAAATTAAATGCACTACCCCTACCCCATTCAATGCTTGACATCTGGCCCTCTTAATTCTGGTGTAAACCCTACAACATTATCACCATCATGCTGTCTCAGCATACGTTTTAAAGCCCTCCACATATACTCATGCCCTGCATACTCTGACTGTTGAGCGCAACCATCAAGTAAAGATTCCATCTCCTCAACGTCAAACAGTTCGTGATCCATGCCGTCTTGGGTTAACTCTAATGCAGAATCAAAATGAAAAACAATCATTGCAGGTATACTCATTTTATACCCCTTAATCTTTGCTTTAAAGTTTTAGCGGCTAAAAAGGCTTGAAAGTTTTCTTCGATTTGGGTTGATCGAACCGCTTCAAATTTACCAGATGCTTTGTCACACCTAAGTATATAGGTAGCATCCACTGGTATACCATGCATATCTTCGACTGCTTTGGCATACGCCGCAACCTGTAAATAATATTCTGGGTAAACCCTCTTGCTCGTTTTCCAATCAATAACACAATATTCCCCATTAATAATAGCCCTTGCATCAACAGTTCCCGCATATTTATATTTCCTGTGATAAACTTTTTCTTCTGCTGACTTCCATTCAACTACATTTTCTCCAACCCAATCTTGAAAAGCATGAATAGCATTAACAGCCTCTTCTTGTTTTGGCATCTTGGGTATTTCACCCTCTGCTATCTTCCAATTAATTGCGGCCTCTACCCACTCATGCGTAAGGCTACCTATGTTTAAAGCATCTCTTGACACCCCTCTATAAGCGCCCTTCATTCCTTTTAACAATGGCTCTAAAGCCATTCGAGACTTGTACACGCTAGTCTTTTTAGATGATGCTTCTTGGTCGAAGAAAAAATTCTTCTCCAACCAATCACCACCCACCTTTAAAGCCCAAGGTACAAGAGCAGGTTTGGAGATGATGTCTAATATTTTAGTAGCATTAGGCACCACCTCTTTGCCCACCTTGTATGAATGAAGTTTGCTATCGAATAACATCTCAACAACCTCTCCATCATGGTACTCTATCTTCATTAGAAAGGAACTTCTGTTGAAGAAGATTTACTGGCGTTAGATTTACCAGACCCATTCATGGGTGGTTCCATCCTACCAGAGAAACGAAGTTTACCAGACTCTTTAGCCCACAAAGATACACGCATCTTGGTTCCGTCAATAAGAGCATACCCTGTAATATCTGGGCGGTTCTCATTACCTTCCTTATCGTTTATAAACAGCGATACATCTCCATCTTTTTCTTGATAATCACTCATAAGAGTTTCCTATATTAAGTTATTGTTAAATCTTCGATTGGCTTGCTCAGTTCTCCAGACTTCAATACGAAGTTCCAGTGACTTGAGTTCCCATCTTAGACGCTCTTCGTTTTCAATCGCAACCGCTACACCTTCAATTGTTTTTGCAACCTGCGGTTGTATTGAAACCCAATTCTCTTTGTCGGCTACCGTTTTTCCTACTGCTGTAGCATACAACAAAGACCTTTGAGTCTTTTTAAATTCTGTTAACTGATATGTTTCGGCTTTAGCCTTTGCATATTTAGGAGAAGTTTCTTCTATTTTTTCTAGGTAGCCCTCTACTACCTGCTCAATTGTTTTCATAGTTCTATTATACCCTGATTAAATGCTGTGTCAAGTGTTCTGAGAATAAAATATCCCTGCCAATCCATAAACTCTGCGTCACCTGAGTGCATCTTATTGTGACAAGTGAAACACATTGGCATTGTCAACCAGTCACTAGCCTTGTAGCCCATGCCCCCTGACAGCGGGGACATCCTACCTTTTAAATGATGAGCGACTACCGTACCATCTCTTGCTTCACAACCACTACAAGGTAGGGTAGCCACCCATTCTGTATACGCCTTACTCTTGATCCGTTTTGCCATAAACAGTTGGACTCCTAGTGTTTTTCTTTTGTTCCTCAATTAATATGTTAGCATACTCAATGATCTTTGCCAAGTCTGACAAAGGTTCACCTTTCTTATCCCATCTACTAGCGTATTTTACTATGTTAGCAGAACAAAAGTCAAGTTTATTTTCAATAATATATTCAATAGGTTGAATCCTCATTATGTAATGTGAAGGTTTCATTTTTATTTTCCGTCAGATACTACTTGTTCAATTAATTGATACACTATTTCCTGAAGGTCTTTAACCTTTTCCTCAAGAGAATCAATACGTTTTTGCATTTCTAACTTGTGTATTCCATCTCTTGGATAAGAGTACCCATCTAAGTTTGCTCCGCTCATCATCTAAACCCTACTGGATTAGAATCCCAATCATGGTTAGGTGCAAGTTCAGGGCATATCCCACCCATTTCTTCCCAATCATCATCGTCGTCATCGTCATCATCGTCGTCATCGTAACCGCCATCCTCTATACTTTCCCACCTGTCTTTTTGCATCTCATCACGTTCATCTTCTATATCTTTTTTAAAATCTTCTAACCTTTTCAAGGTTATGTTTTGTTTATCAATGCGAAAGGAATCAATAATATCATTAATTTCATTTGCATAATAATCAAGCGTCTCTTCAAACCCTTTAGTATTCATATTCCACACACTCCTGAAAGACATTGTTCCTCACTGTTATCCTCATACACTACACCTCGTTTGCTATGCGCTTCTTCATAAGGTACAGATGTTATAGGCTGACCACCCCTAGCACTATCTGGATACACTGTAAGACCTCTTAAACCTGATGAATACTTACTAAAAATTTCAGCAAACCAAGGTATCCTATCCTCATTGTTAAGTTCACTACCATATGCAGGCAGATTTAAAGTGGAACTGATGGCATGGTCTACAAATTTTTGACACTCATACTGAAACTTAATCCTGCGCTCTGGATCAGCGGCAAGGTCAACAGCAGATTCAATCTTATCTGGGTCAATGCCAGAGTCAATTAATCCTTGCGCTGTACCGTCAACGACAAACTGATGTTTCCATTTGGTTCCATCCGAAAGGTAACGTCTGCGGTATGCGACGGCGTATATCGGTTCCAACCCAGAAGTAGTCCCTGCGAGGATAGAGATTGTTCCTGTTGGAGCAATTGCTCTGTAGCCTTTAGGACGGTTGAGAAAAAGTCTGTCGCAGTGTTCGTCTGCCGCTTTTTTACTTTCTGTTTCATAAACTTTCATCCACTGTTTAAGTTCATCCACCATCTCATATTTGTATCCACGTTTCAACAACCATTCGTGCATACCCATTAACCCTAGACCAATACGACTATTCTTCTGTCTTGTCTCACTTACTTTTTCGTAGGGTACTTGCGCCCGAATAAGCCCACAAACAAGAAACTTACTAGCAACAGTAACAACATCCCTAAACTCATTAATGTTGTCAATGTTAGCCATATTAATAGACCCAAGATTACAAACGTCACTATCATCTTCGCTAGTAATTTCTGTGCAAGCATTACGAAGAGTTTCATTTTGTTTGTCTCCAAAGTTAAATGAGAATCCGGGCTCTCCTGTTTGCAATGCCTGAGTTACATTCTTTAAAAACGTGGGATCAAGATGTCGCTTTGGAGTATTAAGCCATGCGTCATCGTAATTCAAACTGATGTTCATCATATCTAAAGGGGCGGGAGCATTAAAATCTTTTTCTTTTGCCGCTTTTACTTCATCACTCCAGTTCTTGATAGTTAAAAAGTCGTGAGCATCTTCATGTTTCCAGTTCATGCAACCATACATAGCACTGCGCCTGCTACCACCCTGCATAACATTGCGCCCAATCTCATTAGTTGCTAACAACCAAGGAATAGGGCCACTACTAACGCCACCTGTCTTGGATAGAGTTCTACCTTTAGGTCTAAAATTTGTAACATCCATTCCAATACCACCACCCGTCATCAAGCATGAGCCTGCACGTTTCCAAAGGTCTGCCCATTCTTCTCTGGTATCCTCCTCTGCTTTTAATAAATAACAGTTGTTGTAGAACCTTGCCTCTCTACCTGCATACCACAGGTAGCGACCTCCGGGCAAGAATTTAAAGTTAGCAATGTCTTGGGCTAGTTTATCCTGATCTGATTTATCCATCAGGTTATTTTTCTTACCATCCATAGTGCCACATACACTGTTGACTACATTGTGCGCCTTGTCACTCCACGTCTCATACGCATTACTAGCATACTTCTGTTTAAAGATTGTCTCGCCTAGTTCGGTTCTAAATTTCATAGTGATGCCTCATATTCTTTACGCCATTTCTCAATCTCTTTACCATGCCTTTCTTCCATAAGTTTGTCATAACCTTCTGGCGTAGCCCATGATGCGGGGTTTCTGTTTGAATCAAACGCTGAAGGGTAATACAAGTACCGCCCGATACCCCACAATACACCCGCTCGTTTGAGCGCATCACTGATACCGCCCTTGTCACCCTCGATATTAGTGTCACCCGCCCCATCAGATTTAGTCACCCACTTGCCACCTATAAGGCAAGACAGTTTACAAATCATCCTGCCACCAATGTGCTCGTAGTGCGCCTGCCACCCGCCAACATCAAAGACTTCATCAAGTCTGTTCATTACCTGACGCGCATCAATGTAGACCAACTCTTTACCGCCTGCACCTTTACGCCAATGATGACTTGCAAAAGGTTTCTTTAACTCTATCTGTATATGTTTCATTCTTTTTCCTTTACTGGTGTTTCGTGATATGAACCATCGTCATCATACCATCCATGATACGTAGTGTCAACCACCCTTCGCCTTGTAATTACAAAGGGGCTATCTTTTGTTCCTTGACCCTCAACATTTCCGTAAGAATATTTTACTGGAGAAAAAAGTTCATCCATAAAAGTTCTAGGAGTCCAGTCACTGTAACTTTGTTTCATTTTGCTTCCTTATAAAGTGTTTAGCATCTACGATTGCTAAAGGTTCCTGCCTGTTACGTTTAATAATAAGCAAGGGTTCGTACCCCCCTGCATTTGATTGCGCCTGCTTCCAAGCGTCCCACAAATTAAGTCTCTCGACGTTTTTACATTCGATAGAGTACGGGAATAACTCTCTTGCTTTAGGCGACAGCATAACATCCTCGCCTTGTGCGCCCATGCTCCTCGAATGAACATCGTCATCATCCAGTTTAAATATTTCAATTAGCGAGTCCCTTACCCACTGCTGTAACCTTCTCCCCTTTGCTTTTCCTGATGATGTTTTCATTTGCAAATTCTTTTAATCCACCTGTTTCTAGTTTACCCGCAGGCCCACCCTTTGCAGGCGTTGGTAATATACCTTTGGGATGTAAGCCCTGATTGTAATAATTCAGTGACGCCATGTCAAGTTTTAAATCCAAGTCTAGTTCTGCCCCATCAAAATGTCTTGCTTTACATAGGCTCATATAAGCATCCGCATGAGGGTCATCATACAGTCTACCCAGAATGATTACGTTATCTGCCCTGTTAGTAATGTCGGCACTGCCTGCTACACTCCATTTGTCTAACTTATCCTTGACGCTACCACCCTTGCGAGCGTGGGCAACCAAGATAATATGGATGCCTAAGTGTCTGGCTGTATTTGCGATAGACTGAACAACTTGTTTCTGACCATTCCAATCATCACTGTTCAGGCTCATTGTCATCAGCGAATCAATCAAGACTATATCAATATCAAGATTGTCCTTTGCATATCGCATGACTGACAGCAATGCTTTAGGCGTGATAGTCCCATGCTGATCATAGAACCATAACTTATCCTTTGCCCATTTGGTAAACTCAAGACCCGCATCTATATCGGGTTTGTTCTGGAGCGATGCCTGTCTCCACATTCTAGCCAGTTGAGACTTGGGTGACATTTCCAGTGAGATTGACAGACATTTCTTTCCCTGATCCATAGCGGATAAGAGTATCTGACTAGCGAATAAAGATTTACCCGCCCCATTAATCCCTGCTAATACTGTAACCTCCTCATCACGCAATCTAAACTTGTCATCAAACTGGGACAGCGGTAGTTTGGTTCCAGACATTGCTTCATCGAGATTAAAAAAGTCAAGAGTTTCCTGAGTAAAATCATTTGATGGTCTTATTTTGCGCTCGACGGCAGTTAGACTTTCGTATTTTTTGAGGTCATCGTTCGTGATTTCCATATTCTAGTTCCGTATCTCCAGTTTCCACCATGACGGTAGTATTGATCGAAAGGTTTACCACCTGCATTATAGAACTGATCCCAGTTCTGCCCCTGTACATGAGGTCTAATGGATGCAGACTCTACCCTTAATGGTTTGTTATGGTCATTATCCATAAATTTTGTAGCAACCTTCCCTGACAATCGCTGTAGTCTAGCATAAATTGCCCATGCTTCCAATAGTATTTTGTTAGAAACATCCCTTGATCTTGATAAAATGTTAAGGCATTTAACGGCACTATTCAGCAGGGTATCTGAGTTTACCTCAGACTGATGGCGAAGATTCGCCACCAATCTTTTGGGTACATTCCGCAGAATCTTTATCGCTCTTTCTTCTACTCTTCCCATTGCCTTCTAGTGTCCTGATCCTCTGCTTTAGCCATGTCCCTATCCTGAAGGATAAACACCCCATGTGTCACGATAGAATCTAACTGAGCCTCGCTGATGGGTATCCCGTTTCCATTAATCTCAAGGCAGATAGAGTCATCGCCACCCTCGTAAAGATCAATCTTATTGACGGTATCCACAGACAGGTATTCATCCAAGAGTTTGTTGGCCTCGACCCTGATATCCCGCAGGTATTCATCATGGTCAACTTCATCATCGCACAAATTAATCATCCTTTTTCTCCAGTTTAAATCTTTTGATCAGCATACTTGCGAACGCAGGGTTTGAAGTATACACCACTTTCTCACCCTTAAAATTAAAAATAAAATATTTCCCGTTTTCGATCTTGTAAGTCATTTTATTCACCATAATTTGTGTGGTAATAATCTTCCAATTCATCCTGACTAATGCTATCAGATATCAGTTCCTCGATCAAGTCAATCTTTGCCTGATCCAGATATTTATACATGGGACTCGATAACTCATTGACCATTTCCCATTTGATATCATCGTGATTGTCTTTATTCAAATTTAAATTGTA